TGTGTTGAAACGCTGTCAAAAAAACGAGCCCCCCTTCGTAAATTGCAGTTACGGCATAACAATCTTAAATTTTCATCCATATCGCTGCCGCCTTTAGATTTTGGGATTATGTGATCGATATGCATCTGCCCTTGATCTTGTCCACATAGTTGGCAGACTCCATCTCTAGCAATGATGCGTTCTCTAATCTTGCGCCATCCCGGAGTTGAGCCATTACTCCATGCCTTTGACATCAGTAGTGACCCTTTAATTTCCAGTAAGCCCATGCATTACATGGCGTTGAGTATCTTGATTTGATGTACTTGATACCCAAATTGATTTGCTCAATTGGATCAGTTGTTTTCATATTTAGCAGCTGAGGAATACCAAATGCACTAGATGTTTTTGATTTACTCTTATGATTCCAATTAGATTCTTTAGACCATAAGGCTTCCAAACATCTGTATTCTCTAGCATCAACAATGATTGTGTGTGCATAAATTTTGTAATAATCAATTGTTGTATTAGACCAACTTTTTTCGCTGAGAGGTATCTGCAATAGCAGAATACATAGTACGCCCGATAGTGAGCCTCGCAGGGAGATCGATTGCGCTGCATCTCCCAGCGGCTTGGGTGAGCGTAGTGCATGTGTCAAGCATGTGAATAACAATTTGCTATTCCTCGCTCATTGGAGTGTTGCCCACAAACTCAACACCGAGATTTCCACAACCTGTGCATTCAAGTACCTCAATGCCGGGTGGGAGAGTGTCACCAACTCTGCGAAGTAACCCAGTTGTTTTGATTTTACAAATACGGCAATTAAACGGATATAACGGCATGAATGCTCCTTGATAGATTCTCGATTGGTCGTAAGTTGATTTGCGATACCCACCAGGATTCTGACTTGTCATGCTTAAATCGTGGTTTGCGAGCATCTAGCACTGGCAGATATCCGATGACTTTCAGATTGGGTGCAGTGCCCACACATAGGATTGCTATGTCATCAGATCGATCATGTGCGCCAATGATCAAATGACCCGACTCATACTTTGTCCATTTGCATTCAAACTGTTTGCCAATATCAGCGTGATGCTTGAATGAATCAATAGTTGGCATGAAGTCGGCTAGACCTAATGCTTTAGCAATAGCCATTTCAGCTGCCGCACCATTGACATGGTTAGTTATCTCATCGAAATATGTTTTGGGTGAGATGCTAGGGAAGCGGTGTTGGTAGCCATTGACCTTCGCAGTTTCAGCCCGTGCCAAACCAACTCGGGCGGCAATGACCTCATCCGCCTGAGTTAGTTTTACTTCGATCATCTGCGTATGTGTTTCAGATAGCAGATTTGGCAGATCATTAAGCGTGCATCTGCAATTGAATGCATTTGCATTCGGTCAAATGGCTCAAAACATGAATCGCAATTTGTAGCCATAACTTCGCTCATGACTTGTCCATCAGCGAGAATGTGTGTGGTCATGCCATTCTTTGAAAATGAGATCCCGCCCATGTCAATTCCAAATTGGCTTGCATTGATTGACACGAGATCCGCATACATAACCTGAATATGGTTTGCCATTTTTGCCAACCCCGGATTTCGACATCATTCCGCCATGTGCACAACTAGGTCGCTCCTGCTCCTGATCCCCAATCAGAATTTCTCGTACTGCCACATCTAGGGCAACACCAGCTGAAACCGGCTCACGATCATCCTCAGGCACAACCGTTAGATGAACCCGGCTCATTTCCTCTCTAGATGGTCGGGGAGTGCCCTCTGAGAATTTGCTGATTGATCCTGTATGTAATGCTCGACCTAGACTTGAGGTGGATGCATTTTCCATTGGAAATTTGTTGTTCATCGTGCGAACTTCCTCAGCAAAATCTGATGCAAATGGAAATGGATCATCGATGTTTTTGTATAAGTCAGTTTGTACGATGTAACGAGTACCATCCTGATAAATCAGTTTTTGATCAATTCGACCGTTTTCATACTTGAGCCAAAACTTCTCAATGCGCTCGGCTACTGTTTCATAATTCTCAAGCGCCATTTGAGATCCGATCCACGATGTTGCGTGAAACGGCTAAACCACGGGCGAATCCACGCCGTGATCCGGCAATGTCGCCTCGCTTATATCCTTGTTTTAGACCCACAATCGATCCGACTGCGAATCCGATGATCACCAATGCGGTGATTGTTAGATTTGATCCCACTTAATTGCTCCCGATCTGTTACCGTCAGACCACGGGAAAAATTGTTGATTATGTTAAGTAATGTCGAGCATCCACGCTCAATTTAACTTGACATAATGTAGAAAAACGGATTATCAGACTGTAATTTATGTCCAGTCATCCGATTGACTTCAACAATTCTCGCCCCGTAGTTTCCTGCGATGTGATGCCAATCATCACATGTTGAGAATTGTAAAATGAGCCACTGACATTTTTCAAGCCTCAACACGCAGGGAATGCAAACTTTATTGGAGAATGCATGAACAACGGTTCGGGTCGCATACGGGCGACCTCTGAGGTTAATTTCAAATCACGCATGACGGCATTTGTTTTTGGTGAGGATGAGCGTGTGGTCAATCCGGGTGACATGTTGATTGAAATGAGCGAAACCCAGCCGGGCGATCGGTTAGGTAAAAACCTGCGTAAGTTTGAGATTTACATCGGGGGTGAGCAGATCGGATCATTACTGAATCAGGTGACCCGAGCAGCTGAATTATATGAACATAATCGAGAATGGCTGAAATCGCCTGCAACTCAATTCAATCCGCCAAAACCGGTTGATGAGCATCGTTTATCAATTCACCTTAAAAATGTGAAATCAAATGTGCCAAAACTTGTTGGTTAATCTTTGAGCAAATGCCGATAAATTTCATCGACTCGGGCACTCAAAACCCTTAATTCATCACGCATTGATTTTCCTGAATTTGGTAATAATTCGCTGAGAATCGATTTTGTAACAACCCTCATGACTGAATAGATTGCAGTGAGCAGCGCAACAACGCAACCAATCACCGCAACCCATTCATCGATTGTCATTATTTGGCGTTAATTCCAAATGATTTGTCCTCGGGATTTAACCAGCGAATTACCACGGGCGCAATTGCAGCCACCCCACCCATTGCCATTTGTTTTAATGTGCCCCCAGCCATGAAAACGGCTAATGCAGCGGCTAGATACGATCTAAGCCAACTCGCCACGGTTTCTTTGAACTGATTCATTTCAACTCACTTTCGTTAGTTTTAGTCTTTCAATCAACTCAGCGCATTTCGCTGGAGTCAATGAAATTTCAAAATGCATTTCATCAGGTCGTTTCCATTGACCGCCCCATGTCAATCCGTATTTTTTTGCTAGGGCTTGAATCAACGCAGTTTGCATCGGAGTGAATGTGCCTGATTTACCCAATGGATGTTTTGCGGCATTTAGATCAATTGCCGTGCCTGATGAATGATTGCTCAACTTGTCTGTTGATCCACGAACCGGGCGGAAACAATAACCCCAATCATCCAATTGCCCTTGATCTATTGGCTCAATGTGCTGATGGAAATCAGCTGCAAAATGAATCAATAGGGGAGCGACTGATTCGGCGCACCTAATTTTCAGTTTTGTGCCGGGAACTGCAAACGAACCGATGCAAATCTCTTTTGGCTCGGCTGATGCAATCCATCCATTACTCGAAAATAATGTCATGATCTTTATTTGAACATTCCCATTTGCAATCTGAATTTAATTCTGCCTCATCATGGCATTTTGGCGGATAAAACGCATCTAGTGATTCATCATAAGTATGACCAACGCCGGCAAAATTAAATCTAACATTTGTGTTGTAACTTGTTTTGATCCACTTGCCACCAATGTTTTCAATTAACCATGAATAACCCTCATCACCTGCCGGATCATTATTGTCACCAACTAATACCTGAATGACTTTGTTATTTTCATCAATTTGTGCCCAATGACTCATGCTGCATACCTCACAACTACAATTCCGCTGCCACCATTTCTAATTCCAGCGGTCGCACCACCGCCGCCGCCGCCTGCGCCACCGCCTGTATTTTCTGCGCCATTGCTTGGAAATGTTGATGATGAATTTGCACCACCATTACCACCGCCGCCTGCGCCGCCTGCGCCTAAACTTCCACCTCTTTGAGTGCCGCCACCGCCGCCACCTGCAAAATAATAATTTCCCGATACCAATTGCCCAGTACCGGTTGCAGATCCAATTGTGTTAATAAATGATGAAGTTAAACCTACGCCGCCTGCGCCGCCATCACCGCTACCTGTTGCACCATCACCGCCTGCACCGCCGCCGCCACCTGAACCATTTGATATTCCGTTTTCACCTCGACCACCTGCGTTGCCTTGTCCTGATGTACCCGCACCGCCTGAACCACCGCCTGCGCCTTGATCTCCAGTACCGCCGCCGCCGCCTGAACCACCTGAGTTTCCATTTGATCCCGTGTTGACATTGTAATGTCCGGCAAATCCACCACCGATTGATTGGGTCAATGTTCCAAATTGTGAATTTGATCCATTAGTACCGTTGGCAAGTGTTGCACCGCCTGAACCACCTGCGCCAATTGTGCACGCATAATCGTTAATTCCTAATGATTGAGATGTGAAAACTAACAATCCGCCTGCGCCGCCGCCGCCTGAAAGTAGATTTGAATTACCGCCGCCGCCAGCTACAACTAAAACATCAACTGACAATGATTGTTTTGGTCGAAATGTACCGTTAGCAGTAAATGTGTGAAAAAAATATGTGCCATCGGTAGTTATAGTGCCGCCGGTTGCTTTAGGTTGTGGGGCAAATGTATTGATTCCAATTCCTTTTAATGGGCTCACGCTGAAATGTCACCAATCAATATCCATGTATCAGTTGCCTGTTTCCATAAACTCGCGCCGGAATACTGACTTGTCAATTTTGTTTTTGATCCAGCTGAATAAAGTGTTACTCCACCGCTTGCAGCAATTGTTGTTTGACCTGCACCCGTTTGAATTACATCAATGCGAGTATTGACGGGAAATGCAACGGATGAATTTGTTGGAATTGTCAATGAATTTGCTGATGCGTTGTTAATAGTAATCATTTTTCCTGCATCAGATAAAATCAATGTGTAACTTGCAGTTTGTGCATTTCCGATTGCTTGATTTCCAACACCATAATCAAATGAAAGTGTTACATCGCCGGAAGTGCCGCCGCCGCTTAAACCAGTGCCAGCACTAACGCTAGTTATGTCACCGGGCGTGGATGTCACCCACACAAAATCCAGATCGTTATTTGAATTTTTGCTCAACATTTGACCAGTTGTGCCACCTTTAAGGTCGGCAAAATCTGAATCAACTGCCTGACCAAATACCTCAAAATCAGCTGGTAAGTTGGTTACTAGATCAGTTGGTGTTGGCATCTGCCAGCCAAAATTACTTGTTGGATTGCTCATGTTTTCTCCTTATGCCACAATTGTGGCGTTTTCCCATGTTAGTGATGACAAAATTGTTTCCCACATTTCTGAAATTGGCACATCATTCCAACGCATTGCATTGAGTGAATAAGCCAATGGCGAAAGATTTGGAGTCACTGAAATTTGATTGTAAGCGGCACGAAATGTCCAACCTTCAACAAATCCAATGAATGATCCTGAGTTCATATTTAACGGCAAATCAGAAATGGTGACCGGCATTCCCATAAAAATGCTTATGAGCGAGTCACGATCTGCATCACTTAATTCAGGATTTGTAAGTTCATAAGAGATGGAGTTGAAATTTGGTTGCGGATTTGCTCGGAGTGCCAAATAAAAATTGGCTTGATCAGTTGCATCGCCGGAATTAAGCAATGTGGTTGTGATGATTTGGGCTAGATTTCCAAATGTTGCAATTGATTCGGCATCCAATGCACTGATTTCATTTGTCGAGTTTGTGCCATATTTGAGAGTTAAATTATTGCGTACATCGCCCGCACGAGTTTGAATTTTGAGCGAGTTAGCCAATGCATCATTTGCACTTAAATTCACATAACCGTTTGCTGCTAGGTAATTAGTACGATGTGTTGAGTCAGCATATGAGATTTGACCCTGAGCGTTTTCCCATAAATAACCTAAACCTGAAATTGCAATTGATTGTGCTAATGAATACACATCAATTCGATTAGATGTGCGTGCTGCTAATTCGTAATTTCCTGGTCGATCGATCTCACCCAATCCGGTATTGAATGCATTTGCCCAATCAACCGTTGGATCGAAATCAGCCCATGTCAATGCCGCTGGCACTGCATTCCATTGAGCAAACAAAACACCTCTTAAAACTTGATAAATTTGATCTCCATCGCCTTCGGCTGGCAAAACACCATTTGTCAATGCTTTTTGTAATCTAGCCAATGCACCTAATGCAATGATTGAAACTGTTTGTGCGTAGGCAACTCCACCTGCATCACTTACTGAAACGCCAACATCAACAATTGACCCACCAAATATCGGAATAAATGTGGCAGTTGAATTTTGAAGTTCAACGGTGATCGATTGATTGATTTCAGCTGAAATAGGGGATTGATCGAGATTGATCAATTGAATGTTTATGTATCCAGCCTGAGCCTGTTCATAAATGTTTGTTCGACCTGATGTGATTGTTAAATTTGAAAGAATGGCATTGGTGTAGTCAACTCCATTGATTTTGACTCTCCATACCGGTGACCAATTACTCATCAGACTCCACGCAATCCAGCCAAAACTTGTGCACCGCCCGTGCCACGATAATATGAATCATTTATCGTATTTACGATTGTTCGAGCAGTCGCTTCGGGATCGCCTGCAACGCCAATGTTCACGGTGATGTTTGCACCTGTCATTGGGTCAATGTTTGGATTCGCTTTGAAATATGCATCGGCTTGCGCTTGCATTCTTGCAGATGCGGCGTTTTGTGGAGCAGATAAGTCCAGCATTCCATTCGGCAATGTTGGGTTAATTGAATAATCAATTGCCGGTGCGCTTGGCACTTTGATGGTGGTTGATCCACCGCCGCCTGCGCCGCTTGATGAAGGTGTTGGAATCGTGACCGTTGGAGTGTTGACTGTTGAATTTCCACGGGTATATGACTCACTCTCCGGGCGTGTAGGTGTTCCCGCTGCACCGACTTTGTTTAGATATGGAATATCTGCACCCGTTTTGATTAAATTTAATCCTCGAATAACTAGGTTTATCGAATCAATTATGAAGTTAATGACTGGAGTGACTGCTCCCGCAATTGCGCCAAAAACATTTATAATGACTGATGCAGTTTTAGCTGCTACATCCATGATCGTTCCCATTACGGTTTGCAATACTGGCAACACATATGTTTTGATCAAGTAAATAAAATCCTTGAATGAATCCTCATTATCTTTAACCGCTTTAACTATTGATGCCCATGCCTCTTTGAATTTTTCAAATAGCGGTACTCCATATTGGAAAATGTAACCTAACAATTTTTCTAATACTGGGAGCAGCGCAGTACCAATAGATTCCTTGCCTTCATCAAATGCTTGTTTTAATCGATCAATTCTGCCTTGAAATGTTTCGGCGTATTTAGATGCTGATCCGCCCCATAATTGTGCAAGTTTGTCCGTTTGCTCTGCAAATGACATTGTTTTTGCATCTGCCGCAGTAATACCAATTCCCAATCTTGTTAATTTTGTATCATTGCCCTCATAGGCTTTGGCTAATGCTTCGGTTACTTCGCCCAAATCCTTGCCAGTGCCTTTAGAAATGTCTAATGCTGCGTTTAATATATCCTGAGATTTTGTTACGCTACCAGTTGCAATTGATAGTCGCTGCATTGAATTTCTTAAATCATTATCACTGACACCCGTTGCCAATTGCATTTTGCCAATATAATCCTCAGTGGCTTTAATTTGTGCATCAGTTGCCCCGGTTGCACTCTGCAATGCACCGGCTAATCTCACTTGAGCGGCTTCATCTTCAATTGCTGCTTTAACTCCATCAATGCCAATTTTTACGGCATACGCTGCGGCTGCCAATGCTGCCAATTTGAATGCAGTGCCAATTTTTGCACCGACCTCATCCATTTTGTTTCCAAAACCTTGAGCATCTTTTTCACCTTGATTTAGCGATTTTTTTAATTGATCGACATCACCGAGGATAGTGAGTTTGAGTGTGCGTGATCCGCCAGCCATTACCACTCCTTAATGATCTGCGAAAACGATTGTTCCCATTGATCAATGATGTGTGGTTGTTCTTTGCGCAGCGTTGGGTAAATAAACCAGCCCCGAGATCCTCGACCCTCTTTGCCCGACCAGACTGGGAATTGTTTGAATTTGTTTGATCCAAATTCTGATCCGCCCCATAGTTGTTGAGTTGTACCGCCACCGCTAAATTTCTGAGATGCAAATCCATAACTGATCTCGCCAATTTTTGATGATTTGCTAACTTTTGAACCGTCAGCAATTCTTGATGCAACCTTGCTCGAAAATAGCAAGCCCGCTGCATCAGATATTTTTGATTTTAAATAATCTGCAAGCGCACCTGATTCTCGCTTAGCAGCTGAAACGGCTTCATCACTCATTGCGCCAAACGCTTTAATGATGCCACGCAATTCAGCCTTGTCGTAGGCGATTGCATTAGTTTCCATTACGCTGCTCCAAAATTTCGATTGCGGTTAAAATCTGCTCTGCGGTTTGCCATTCATTCATTGGAATTCCAGTTGCAATTGCTAACTCAACCAATAAACGATTTATGCTTCCCCGCTCGAATCTTTTGGGTCATCGTTTCCAACCAAAACCTCGGCAACTGTTTCGCACCATATTTCAAATGATTTGACTGGTTTGCCGCCGCCTTCTCGTTTCATGGCGTGATATGCCAAAAACATTAAGTCGGTGATTCCGATTTTGTCCTGCGCTTGGCTGATGATGTTGCCAGTACGCAATTCCCATTTACTCCATTCAGGTGGTTGAGCGGTGTAAGTTTCGGATGACCCATTCTGATATTCAATTGTGATTGGTAGTTTCATGCTCCCGATTCCTTAATTAGTCGTTTAGTAACGGAGTTGTTACGCAGGTGAATGAAAGTGAAACTGTTTGCGCATCAGGTGCAGTGCCGCCGGCTGATGGCAGAATTGGTTGAACGCTAAATGTGAAAACTGCTCCACTTGCAGCGGTCAATGAAACTGCCAATGGCGTTTGTGGCGCATTGGTTGCCGCAGTCCATAATGCTTCGCACAATGATGATCCAGCACCCCAGTCAGCTAACATTTCAACGGCAAATGTGCCCTGAGTGTCAGTTGTGTAATATGCCTTGCCATCTAATGTTTGATAAGTGTTAATTGTTGATGCAACGGTCAGTGTTGCTGATGTTGCTTGCGCATCATAAACATCAGAATCGATCGTGAATGCGATCTGACGACCGGTGATGATTGTGGTTGACATTTTGCTCCTTATGCTTGATCTTGGTTGTAATAAGTGCTGACCGATAGATCAGCAATTAAAATTGATGATGTGCCTACATTTGTGATCGTTGGTCGTTGAACATCGCCAACAACATATCCATCAGGCATTACCCCGAGAATTTGAATCACTAATTTTTCCAAATTATCTAATGCGCCGGGATTTGAGTTGTAGGCAACGGCTGCGGTAATTACAAAATTGATTTTGACATTAACTCCGGATTTGCTGATAAGAGTTGATTCCAAATAGGGTGCATCCGGTACGATTACGCATGCAGGTGGAATGATCGCTTCGGGTACAAATCCATAAACTGTTGCACCGATTGACTCAAGTGCAGTTGCAAGTGATGAGCGAACCTCGGCGATTGATGAACTCATTGAGCAATCGTTTCAACATCAATGTATGGGTATAACAAACCCATTTGGCGATTTACTAAACTGCGACCAGTGCGATAAATTGTTTGAGCAAAATCTACGCCCTCAGCTATTGAACCCGGGGCAATAATCGCTTGGAATATATCGGTACTCAGTCCGAGCAATGCATTTTTAATTGCTGGATTGTTTTGATAAATCTCAACCGCACTCGACCCATCAAGTACGGCTAGACCAGCGGGGATCACTGGAGTGAAAACGGTATCCGCTGCCTCTAAGGGAGCAGTGAATTCATACACATCGGATGTTCGGGCATCAACTGTGTATGTTGCATCGTTGTCACCACAACCAGTCACAACAACTGATTGACCCTTCACGAAAACATTTGCACGCACGGTGTAAAAATAAATTTTGCCATTGTTAATTTTGTATGCATCAACCGCAGATTCATAAGCGGTTAACAATGGGAGCAGGATTGATTCACTGCTTGCAATGATTTGCTCTAAATAAGCATCTGAGTACATAGAATCAGACACACCCAGCACGGTGCGCAAATCGGTGGCACTAATGATTGGCATGTCTGATCCCTTCTATTACGGCTGAGATGGCTCGGGAGCGAACCACCTCATGATTGTTAAGCCTTGTTGAACTTGTATGCGCCTGCACCAATCTTGGTTGCAGTTGCGCCGTATCCGTATAGCATCACGCCGATTTGACCATCAGCGATTAGGTTGGTGCGAAGTTGCAATGTTGGTGACTCATACCATGTATAAGCATCACGGTTGATTACATACATGCAACCATCAGTTGATTGTGCGGCATTTAGTGCGGTGTCAACCCATAGATCGATTCCATTTACTGATCCACGAAGTGAACGAGGTTGTGCATTACCGGCAGCATTTTGAGGTTGCAGGGCATTGTAAATTGGTCGCCCATCAACATTCATGCTCATGATTGTGCCCCACATTGATGGTGAAACAACGATTGCATCAGCAAATCGGAATGTGTTTGCATAAACGCTAACTGCACCCTTTGAAACCCAATCAAGCAATTCTGATGCAGTGATTGTTGCTCCGGCTAATGTGAACGCAGTATTTGTTGCACTAGCTAAAATCTGCGCTGAATTGTATGCGTTTGTTGCACGAGCGTATTGAGCATTCAAATTTGAAAGAATTTCATTTAGGAATGCAGGGGATGATCTATCTTGTAATTCTACGGACATCACTTGTGAGCCACTGAATTTTTTGACATCCACGGTTATGAACTCAGACTCTAAATTTACATTTGGAGTTGGATCATTTTCAGGAGTAACTGCAACTGATGGCAGTTGTGTGATCTTTGGGATTTCGAAATGAAGTCCTGCATCCGGCAATGTGCCAGTGCTGATCGAATCAATTGATGCTCTTACTGAGTTTGCTAATCCATTAACAACCTCTGAAAGTTGACGAGTTGGGATCAGACCAGGGTTATCACCTGTTGAGTTGTTTGTTGCAGCAATGTATTCACGAGAATCGTGATCGCCACGAGTTGCCTGAATTGAGTGAAATAAATAATCCGCAGTTGTTTGAATTGGATTGCGAACTTTTGTGTATGCAACTGGAATGTTACCTGTTGCCTTAATTGATAATGATGCCTCTACTTTTTCAGCAGACACATCAGGTGTTTCAACGGTAGTGTCAGACACTTCGTTTTCTCCTTCGGTTGGTTTGGTTTGATCTGCTTCCGAAATAGTTTCGGTTTCAGAATTCTCATCGGATGTTGCCGCTACGGAACTGACTCGAGCGGATCGAATAGCCGGCTCACTCGTTAATGCAACACCTGTTAATTCACCTGATAAAACTTTCATTGTCCCATCCTTCGCCATTTCATAATCGTTAACTGCAAGTTCAACGGAAAATCCGTCACGCAATCCATCCATTGCCTCGACCAGCGCATCAGATCCGGCTTGCGTACTAGAGATTTTGAATGTTGCATCAATTGATTTGTCGCCATTCATTGTCATTGATAATGTTTTACCGATTCGGCGTGTGCGGTCATGCTCTAAATTTAAGAAAACATCAGCTGGATTGATTGATCCTTTAGCGAATACAACTCGACCAGTGCTGGCATTTGCCGGCTCATTAAATGCAACGATGCGACCAGTGATTGTGCGTGACTCACTATCTGCGGCGGTAATTGTCATTGGTGTTGTTAGTTTCATAGTGCCATATCCTCTTTCTGCATAATTTCATC